CTTCAAGAAGAATGTATTATCAGAGAAGGAATAGATGCAGATACTTCTATCAATGTAATGTTACTAATCTGCAAAGATTTAGTACAAATTGAACAAGGAATGATATCTGGAGCTTTCCACACTTTTGACAAAAACTCACTAGTAAATCAAATCTTACACATATGCTTATTTTTGCAGTGCTGCTATGATGTAGGACAGTTATTGAAACAAAATAAAGTTAAAGAAGCAGCAGAAAAATTATGCATGACAGTAGAAGACCTACAGAAAATTGTAAAAGATGAAGGAGGATGGAATTATGGAATGCATGACGTAGCAGAATATATGAGAACATGGACCGGAGGTGATGATTTCTTACAAGGAATCGGAGCTGAAATAGGATGGTGGACTCTTGAAGTGATGGCCAAACAAGCAAAAGAACATGGATATACCATTACTTCTACAGACAAAGGAAAGATCCAAGGAGGCTTTACAGCTCAAGAAGATATGACGTTTTTAAAACGCAGATTCAGAGATGAGTATGGAAGAGTCTTTGCACCAATGGACCTAGAAGTTTGTTTAGATATATTAAATTGGAGAGATAAGAATTTAGATCCACATATTGCTACAAAACAAACAGTAGAATCAGTTTTTATAGAGTTGTTTCATCACGGAAAAGCAGTATTTGAAGAATACAAAGAAAAGATCAACCGGACGTTAAAATCAGAAGGATTTGATATTTGCTCATTGACTTATGAAGAGTTATTACTTAGATTCGATGGCAAAGACCTGGAACAGCTTGTAGATACAGGCGCCCCATTAGAAGCTTACTTTGCAGAATCAGGAATATTGCCTACCGTTACAATTGAAGTCACCTTACCAGTTACTATTTTAGACCAACCAGACAATACACAAGTACCATTGACCGTTGGAGATCTGAAGAAATATGGTAAAAGACTTAGAGAAGCAACCAAAACAATCACACCAGAGCCCGACCTTACAAAGACTACCAAAGAGTTGGCATTAACCATGTTGAAAAACGTGGCATATGTTCATACTCCAAACACATGGGACTTTTTAGTGAAAATGGGAACTAATGAATTTAAGAGAAAATACCCCGGATATAGAAACGATTCTAAACCCAAAGGAATAACTAGTCACTATTGGACTACAGACTGGGG